ATCTCGGATGTGTTCCGAAGTCAGGGAAAGTCGGGTGTCATCCTGTTCCTTCAGGATTTCAAGAGCAGTACCAGAAGACACCGCGCTCGGAGTCTGAGAGGTTCGGGACATCTCAGATACGCCAGAAATCTGAACAAATTCATTGTACAACGCTTCAACCTGCTGAAGCAAAGTGGCCGGAATCTCCTGCGGAGTCATCCAGACAGGAGGCTGCATGCCAGTCTTATACTCGATGATCGTTCCGGGAGGCAGGCCGCCATCAAGGATCGAATCATCCACAAGGGAACCCTGTTCAACAGCCATGTTACCAATGGTCATTCGGGCCATGTATTCGTTGATACGGTTGCGAACAGCGTTGTAGTCGCGCTGAATCGGAATGCAACGCTCGACCACGCTCGCTCCCCACAGCACGCCGGGGATATCAAGGCAACGCTGGTGAACAAAAGGATAGGCTCTGCGGAAGTTCTTGCCGCACTTATAGGGCAGCACGCCGATATGAACGCAGGTATCGCCAACGATAATCACATGTCGACCTTCCGGGAAGTCCCTGTTCGGTCGCTCGTAATACTCAAGCACCAGTTCCGAGTTATCGATGTCATTGTCGCGAACACGCATCATGCTCGGGTTGTAGCCAACGCCGCCGGGGATCATGCCAGACATGTCCATAGAGAACACATTCAGGGTTCGGCCCTCAAGCTCAAGGCCCCACCGCAGCTTTATCTCGTCCACGGTGTATACCTTGGCATGAATGATGTTGTCGCAGTCATCGATGTCGTGCTCATAGCTGGTAGAGGGGAAAATCTCGTAATACGGAACCACCGTGCAGGCGATATCACCCTCATAAACGAGCTTGTTTTCATGGTTGCCAAGAACAAGACCGCCAGTGGTGTCCCATGAGTTCTTGTAGAACACACCGCCACAGATTTCTGCCCACGCATTCGCTTCTGCAATGCGAAGACCCATGTCATGAGAGGCGTATGCGCTCTTCAGAACCTTGGTAGAGGTCTTGGCGCTCATGATATCCGAAGTATCAGAGGTTGCAGGCCGGACAATCAGGCCGGGCTGCACCCTCGAAAGTTTCGAAAGGCGCGTTTCAACGATAGGAGCGATCTGGTTATATACCGTGCGCTGTTCCCAATCATAAGAAGTGGGATAATCGGCCACCTCACCAGTGGCTTCGATGATATCGCAATACTGATTGCCATTCACGAAGTTCTGGTTGAGCCTCCACTGAAGCTCAAAGGTTCTTCTCTCTTCTTTTCTCTCGTCAAACGCGGCTTTGATGTCTCCAACAAGCCGCTTCACCTCTTCAGGCTGCAGGATTTCCTGTACTCCCTCCATCGGATCAACGTGAGAGAGTCGGAAAAATCTCTCTACAGCCTTTTTCATCGCACTAGCCAATTACCCCACCTCCTTCACGTTTACTCCACGCGTAGACAGCCATTTCTTGGCCTCGTCCGTAAGCCTAGCTGCACGTCGTCTCTTCGGTTTGACCTCAAAAACACCCTCTCTAGGAGGGGGGTTCTGAGCAATGTGGCGATTCAGGAGGCTCAGTTCTCGATAAATCGCCAGAAGGATGACGGCAATCACGATCAACACAGGCAAATACGCATAAAACCACATCATCGCCGCATCCTCCTCTCTTTTTTCATCCTTTTCGCAAGCCTCTTTTTGTGTTCCAGCAGAGGATTCACGAAATCTGAGCTGGTTTTGTAGCCTTCAGGCTTCGACATCAGGTAATATCTCAGGTCGTCCATCGCGTGGTCGTTCTTTTTGATCGGCTCCTCGCGATTTCCAGTTGGATTTTCTTTCCAACGGTATGCCTTGATCTCCTTAATCATCGCCGTGCAGGTAGAAAAGATAAAGAGCATCGGCTTCCCTTTCGGCCAACGCTCTTCATCCGGGTGTGGGCGCCCTTCCAGATACTTCTTTACCGTCTGGATGCCTGCCCACTTGCTCTTATTCACGTTCGTGTTCACGTTCATTCCGGCTTCCCGGAACAACTCCGCTACACTACGTTCATTTTGCAGGGAGTGTTGGTCTGCAGCAGCATCCATGATGCAGCTCAGATGCCCTCGCACGTCCCTTTTCCATCCAATCTCCCGGGCAACCTGTTCTATCGCCCTCATGTGCTGGTTGATATTCCAGCCCTTCTGGTAATGCTCCGCAACCACGAACACATTGCCATCGTGGTCAACCGCATACCAGTGTGCGCTCAAGGGCGCATCCATGCCGGGGTCAATTGAAATCGTGTCCTGCCACTCCCTCGGAATAGGGAACGGATCAATCACATGAATCTCTTCCCTGAATTCCTTGTATACCAAACCAGACAAAGCAACGAATCGACCGTGTTTTCGAGCTTCCAGTTCCTCGTCGGTAAGCGTGAGCGTCAGTCTCTTTATTTCTTCCTCGCTCAGATATGGATTATCCTCCCAACTCATGGCTACATACCACACTTCAGGATCATCCATCTCATTGAGGTAGATCACATCATAAACCCAAGTCAGGCCCTTCAAAGGAGTCATCGTCCCCCAAATATTGCCTTGACAGTCAAGGGTTCGCATCAGGCACTCCTGATAAATCTCCAAAGGTGGTTCCTCGTCAAACCAAATCCAGTCCTTCGACGTACCCTGAAATCTCTCACGGCCCTGATCGCAGCTCTTGAAGCCAATCGTGGAAAGACCGCCCCAGATGCTCTCAACCAGAATATAGTCAATAACACCATTCTGGTAGTCATCGCTGCGGCCCTCTCGCATCTTCACACCCTTAATCCACTCAGGATTCAGGTAGCTCAGAATCTTCTGCTGGGCTACGTCACGCTGAACTTCGTTTGTCAGGCTTACTACCCATCCGCTGGTTGCCCTGCCAATCTCCTTGTGAGGATGATTGCCTCTGGCATAGTAAACCGCCTCTACAGCGCCAACCTCAGTCTTTCCTGTTCGGTTGCCGCCCAAAGCCCATCTGTTCCTCTTCGGACAACTGTGAAACAGCTCCTGCTTAGGGTGCGCTTTGTAGTATTCCAGCTTGTTCTCTTTGTGTCGCCTCTGCATCTCCTCTACAAGCATCTGCGCTTCATAGAGAATGTTCTTCGCTTCCTTCGGGCTGATCGACTCTTGTGGAGTAACTATTTTGTCCTCAGCCAGCTTGGTCTTGCTTTCCAGCTTCACAGCTACCCCACCCTCCCTTCAACCCGGGTTCAAAAAAATATCCCTGCAGCCCTAGGGGGTAGACTGCAGGGACTCTCATGTTCGCTTGGAGGCACACCATGAGTATCTATAACAATAGCTACCGGCACGGACTAGCCAGTAGCTATGCTATATACTATGTTAATACAGTATTAATTAGGATTTCTAGGAAGGTTCTGTTGTCTGCTGGAGCCGTCCCCCTCTCCCACATCATCGGAATCCGTAGTCGAGGTTCGTAACTTTTGCCTTACACCCCCTCAACCCGGGTTGTCTCCCCAGACGTAGGGGGCTGCTGTCGCTGTCACTACGTTCCAGCGCCCAGCAGCTACAGACTACTGTGATACACTTCTGCATCACAGCTGGCTCTAGCGAGCCATCAGTGACACAGAAGACGAGGAGCGCTTCTTACGAATCGCTCCTCTTGCATCAAGTAGTCTGTTGTCGTAGCCCCTTCCGTTGGTTTCCCCATCGTAGAGCAGTGTAAAACGCCGTGTCAAATTTGTCAAGGTTTTTTACCATAAAGCCCAGATTGTAATACATTTGCAATGTATCACAATCCGTGCTTCATGAAAAACCTTGACTTAGATAGCTGGGGCTACGCCATTCGCCACAGGCGAATGGGGGTTTGGATAAGGTGAAATAGAGGGAAAGGAGGGCAGAACAGGTCATTGACCTAGGGCTTACAATCAGTTATAATAACTACATGGAGGTACATTGAGATGAACGAAGATACCAAGCTGATTCTGGAAGAGATTCAGAAACTTAGAAGCGACATGAATGAACGCTTCAATGCAGCGGATAAGCGTCTCGACACCGTAGATGAGAAAATCAGCGTCATGTATGAAGAAATGACCCATGAGTTCGCAGCTGTCCGCTACGAAGTTCAGACCGTGATCGACAAGCTGGATGACCGCATCAACACCATCGAAACCGTTACTGCACAGAACTACAAGGACATCGTCCACCTGCGCACCAAGCAGGCATAAGCGCATACACACCCACAGACCGAGGGCTGAAAAGCTCTCGGTCTTTTTCTTTTCTCTCAAACAGGTCACGCCAGCCGCTGTGCGGCTGGTGCTTTGGTATCTTGTGAAATAGAAAACAGGAGGAATACATCATGACTATCCGTGGCATCATCTTCAGTCTCTCTGCACATCGCGCCGTAAAGGAGCATGGCGACAAGTCCCGCAAGGGCATCGACCGCATGAGCATTGTACAGCTCGCGCAGAATCAGTGCAAGATCAGCGCTGAGAACACCCAGAAGGCCCTTGAGTGGCTTGACAGTGAAGGCTACATCAAGCTGCATCCGCAGTGCATCGTTCTCACCAAGGCTGGCTGGGAGCTGTCCGATCGTTACATCAAGGCTCTGAAGAAGTGGTACAAGAGCCGCAAGAACACGAACAAAGCGCAGGGGTAATCCCTGCGCTTTCTCATTTACGACATCAAAGGAGGTTATCTCATGTTCAAATCCATCGTCTTCGACCGTCCTGTTTCTGTCTACAAGCTCGCAAAGACCATGTCCATCGAGCTAGACACCGCATGCTTCGTCATGACGCACGCTACGCGCTCCACTGTGGTTGTCACCGAGGAAAACAGGGAACGTTACATCCGCCAAGGCTACAAGGTCGAGTGCTGCTACGTCGCCGGAAAACGCCACAGAGACGCACGTTGGAACCTTTTCTTCGAAAGATGGGATTGCATCCCCGAAAGGAGGTAAATCTATGGGGCCGTTCCTCTGGTATCTAGGTTTGCTTGAATGCATCGCCATCATCGGCGGTGCATTTTACTATCTCTACAAAGCCCTCAAGCCTGCCCCGGTCAACCGTCGCTTCCAGTCCACCATCATTGCCACCTATGAACGTGAAGAGTACGAAAAGCGCTATCCTTGGTAGCGCTTTTTTTATATTCCCCAATTTTGATTTGACAGCCCACAGAGGCAAGAAAGGAAGGTTTCCCCATGAAGAAGATCAACGCTACCATCAAGACCATCGCTTCCCTGTCCCAGCGCAACGACGAATCCCTCAACATCTGCTATGAATGCGGCTGCATCATCGAAGGCGACTACACCGAGTCCGAAGGTAATCTCTACTGTCCCGACTGCGCAGACCAGTACCTCACCGAATGCGAGCACTGCGGCAATTTCTTCCGCACTGATGATATGACCGAAACCACCGACGGCATGGTCTGCGAAGACTGCCTCGACGAGAACTACTGCTGCTGTGACCAGTGCGAAGAGTGGGTTCCTGATGACGAGGTCAACGTCGCTCCCAACGACGTTTTTGTCTGCAATAACTGCCTTGACAACCGCAACGGCTACATGCGCTGTGAACACTGCGGAGAAATTGTCAGCACAGACAACACCTGGACAGTCCACATCGACAACGAGAACACCGAAGAGTGGTGTGGACACTGTCAAGAATGGCACAGTTTCTACTGTGAAGAATGCGAAGAAACCTATGCAGAAAGTAGCGTAAGCCGTTATGGCGATATCTGCGAATACTGCTACGAAAATCAGCAAAACACTCCCCAGCGCAGCGGCAATATCGATACTTGGGA